AACGACGGGGGTGATGGGAACGACGGGAATGACGGAGGCGACGGGGGTGATGGTCCCGTCGAGGCTTATACGATGTATAAATAGATTTAAACTTTTACGTGATTCATCTCGAAGCAGCATTGAGCAAACCCATCATACGTTCTTTGGCATGATTTGCAATAGTACATCACATTGAAATTATTATTATTGTTGTTGTTTGGGCGAATATTTTTAGGAATGGTATTTATATTGTTCTTGGTAATCACTTTTATCGGAGCATTGGCGGCAACAGATTTAATCATCACCGCATTCGGTTTATAATTACGATTACCGTTGGAATTTTGTGTAAAGACGGCGCCGTTTTTACTCTTCCTAATCCGACGACCTTTGGAATCGAGGTATGGGGTAGGACCTTCTTTCAGAGTGTTAAATACTTCACGAGCTTTTTTAGCATCTCGGGTTGAACTATTCTTCATTGTTTATATTAGGTAATATAAAGTTTTGCGTCACCTTGAGTATATATGAGCAGCAAAAAGGTTGAGGTATTTACACGTCTCACCCCTGATGAGATTGACAAGCGTTCGATGGATCTGCGTTCTGCTGTGATGGAAGAGGCAATTAAGGGTGAAAAAGTTCGTTACAAGTCCCCTGAAGATCCAGGGAAATTTCTAAATTTTCTACAACATCGACTCACAATTTGGGAGGATCTCAAGGAGGATACCTTCCACGCTAAGGGTATGTATGAGAAGACGAAAAAACTCATCGACGAATGGAACTAGAGAGATGCTCCTGAATCAAGTGTGTCATCTTATTGATGGAGGGCATGGAAACACCCGAAACTTTGCAAAACTCCCGCTTTTCCTTGATGGTCATTTTGGGTTCAGTAGAATAGTGAACGATACCAGCGGCAATCGTCTTTGAATGCTTAGCCATGATATCCGGGGAGTTTGCGACGCAACCATAGACCCCCTTGGACCTCCTCACTAGACTTGGTCCAGCGCCCACTTTTTTCAAAAGATTTTCAAGTAACTGGAGTTTTACCTTTGAGATCTTCTTTGTGAAGCACCCCGGGGTGTCACGCGTGAGTGATGCACCCGCGATCTGTCTTTTCAATTCCAGGTTCTCAATGTCAAGTCTCCCCCAATCTGTCCTCCATTCATTAACTTCCTCTTTTAATTTTTTAATTTGGTTGTCATATTTTTCCCTCTCGGTTTCCAATTCATCGTAGCTCTTACCGAGTTGGTCGATAGCCTCTTTGGCAAATTTCACAAGTTTCCTCTCCTTCGCGGATGGTTTGAACTTGGTGACTCTTTTGGGTTTCTCGAGTTCCAATACGATCCGGGAAGAAGTTGTACGAACGCTACGCACTTTAACCATTTTACTTTTTATTTTCCTTTTTTTTTCAACTGACTTAGGCGTCTAATTGCCGAAAGCGACACCAGCCATACCATTCTTGACACGAAGAATGTTATAGTTGACCGCATAGACGCGGTGAAGTTGGTTTCCACCGGCTGGACCAGTCAGACTCAATTTGGCGTTATCGATGCGGGAAAAGTTGAGGGAACCTGTGGGTTGCATCTTGCTCATGTTGAGGCAGAAGGGCCATGTGAAGGTGGGGAGATCCTCGAGAACGTCATCGGGGAGATCGGTGCAGTGCATCTCTGGAACCACTGTATGGTGGTACACGTTAGAGGTCTCTTCAAAGAGGGCGACACCGTTAATGTAGAGGGACGACTTCTCGAATGTGAATTCAGAGTCCCAGTTATTAGCTGTGGCCTTACCTGACACCAGGTGGAGGGACTTGACTGGGTGGTTGAAGTAGCTGAGATCAATTTCTGTATCGGTGTTCAATGCCAATTGATACTGGGTTTGGGTGATGAGAAGTTCATGCTCGGTATCAGTGAAAAACTTGCGTTCATCTGTGTCCAGGTAGATGTAATTACCGTAGATTTTGGGGGCGGTCACGGGGTTGAAACCATCGCGGCACTTGACACGAATCTCGACATCGTGGTATTGGAGCGCAACGAGGGGGAGTGCCTTTGTCCAGTCTTCCCCAAAGAAGAAGGGGATCATGAAGTGGTCACCACCGTGGTTCGCCTTGATGTTGTTGGTAGTCACAGTGGAGGAAGCCTTCGCTGCGTTATCACGGAGGAGGGGGTTGTGAACACCTTGAATGAAGAGGGAATCGAGTTGGGTAACCTTCTGTCCACCAATCCAGAGGCTAAACTCTGTGGGGCTTGAGGCGTCGGTGGAGTAAAACCCTGTGGTGTTTGTGGCGATGCTGGAGATCCCCGGGTTTTCGATCCAGATGTAGCTCATGAGATCACCCTTGGAGCGGATTGGGATGGCGACTTCATTATTGGAACCGAATGTTCCGATGTAATCGAGGCGCTCTGGCTTCATGGCAAAGTTGGTGTATCGTTTGTAGTTTTGACGGAAAAAACTGACCTGTGGATCGCCTGTGATGTAGACATCCTGAGCACCTACGGACACGAGTTCAATCAAAGCGGCTGACATTTATTAATAAATGATATTAAAAATCTGGGGCATTGTAAACACATGGTGGTATTCCAAGCGCTGACTTGGGAAGCTCGTGATACAGATGAGGAACATTTAATCAGTATTTTTGGTAAAACGGGGGATGGTAAATCTGTGTGTGTGACAACATCCTTCACACCCTATTTTTTTATTAAACTTCAAATGACTACTTCATCCCAAACTGTTCAAGAAATTTACAACGTCATCGATAAAAAATGTCCTGATTCTCTGGTTGGATATTCTCTTATGAAGTCTAAGGATGTTTGGGGATTTCAAAATAATGAGGAATTTAAGTTTATGAAGTTGGACTTTATCAATCTCCAAACGAGACGCCGCGTGGATTACTTTCTCAAGCGCCCCCTCGAACTTTCTATGGGCTATTTCAAGGCTAAAGTCTACGAATCCAACCTGGATCCCGTTCTCCGCCTCATGCACAGAACTGGAATTCAGTCTACTGGGTGGTTGGATAGCGGTGATAAGTGTGTCCGTTCTCATCTTGCCAAAGTCAACATCGATCTCTTCTGCAACGACTGGACTTCTCTGGGACCTATCGAGCGAGATGATATTGCGCCCTTTGTGGTGGCATCCTTTGACATCGAGTGTAATAGTTCTACAGGTAAGTTTCCTGATGCGGACGTTCATGGAGATGCGTGTTTTCAGATTGCCATTTCTTTGTGTAGATTTGGGAGTGATGAACCTTATGAGAAAACGTGTCTATGCTACAAAAAAACGGAGGGGGTGAATACTGTGAGTTTTGACACGGAGAGGGAGATGTTGGAGGCCTTCCACAAATACATAAATGAGAGGGATGTGGATATTCTCACGGGTTGGAACATCTTTGGTTTCGATTTGGAATACATTTACAAGAGGGCCTATATAACTGGTTGCAACTCGGATTTTTTCCAGCTTGGTAAGCTTAAGGAGCATCGATGTGAATTACTGATTAAAAAGTTGAGTTCGAGTGCTCTTGGAGACAATCTTTTAAAACTTCTTCCAATGTCTGGGCGTTTTGTATTTGATATGTTCCATGAGGTGAAGAAGGGGTACAAGTTGGACTCGTATAGTCTCAATAATGTTTCAAAGCTGTACCTGGGCGACCAAAAAATTGACATGTCCCCAAAGGAGATGTTCGCTCGATACAAGGAGGGTGATCCCACCAAGTTGGGTGAAGTTGCAGAGTATTGTATCAAGGATACTCTACTCCCCCACAAATTGATGAAGAAGATGTGTATCCTTCTAAACCTTTTGGAGATGGCCAAGGCTACGTGGGTACCTCTATGTTTCCTCGTTGAGAGGGGTCAGCAGATTAAGGTTTTCAGTCAGTTGACGAAGAAGGCGCGAGAACTGGGTTTCATGGTTCCAACGATTCGGTATGGTGCCATTCCCGAGGAACCCTACGAGGGTGCAACTGTCCTCGATGCACAGAAGGGTGCGTACTATACACCGATTACAGCTCTTGATTTTGAAGCTCTGTACCCCTCTATCATGATGGCGCACAACCTGTGTTATTCATCGTACGTCATGGACGAGAAGAGATATGGTGCCATTCCCGGAATCACCTACGAAACCTTCGAGATTGGCAACCGGGTGTATAAGTTTGCCCAAGATGTACCAAGTCTCTTACCAGCAATTCTTCTCGAGCTCAAACAATTCCGTAAAAAGGCCAAGAGGGATATGGCTGCCGCGACTGGTTCAATGAAGGAGGTTTATAACGGTAAACAGTTGGCTTACAAGATTTCTATGAACTCGGTCTACGGTTTCACCGGGGCTGGGAAGGGTATTCTCCCGTGTGTCCCGATTGCCTCTACGACGACGTGCAAGGGTCGATTGATGATTGAAGAGACGAAGACCTATGTCGAAAAGAACTTCCCGGGCGCAAAGGTGAGGTATGGTGACACGGATTCAGTCATGGTTGAGTTCGATGTTGGTGATAGAAAGGGGGTGGAGGCTGTTGAATACAGTTGGGAGGTTGGGGAGCGCGCTGCAGAGGAGTGTAGTGCCCTCTTCAAAAAGCCGAACAACTTGGAGCTTGAAAAGGTATACTGGCCTTACTTTTTGTACTCTAAAAAGCGATACGCCGCCAAGTTGTGGACAAAGGGGAAGGATGACCAAATGCACATGGACTACATTGACATTAAGGGTCTCCAGGTTGTCCGCCGCGACAACACACCCCACGTCCGCGAGGTCTGTAAGGAGTTGTTGGACGTCGTTCTCACCTCGAGCGACCCCAAGCCCCCTCTGGAGTTGGCGAGGGAGAGAGCGGTGGAACTTCTATCTGGTGATGTTCCAAATCACAAACTTGTTCTGAGCCAAGGTCTATCAGACGCGTACAAAGTTGATGGGAAATCGGTATCCATCAACAGCTCTGAAAGTGTCGATATAAACCAAGCTCACGTTCAGGTGGTTGTGAAGATGCGGGAACGTAAACCTGGTTCGGAGCCGCAATCTGGGGATCGCGTTCCCTATTTACTCACAAAGACTGGGGATCCCAAGGCTAAAGCATTCCAAAAGTCTGAGGATCCACAGTATGTGGAGGAGAATAACATTCCTGTTGACTATCATTACTATTTTGAAAATAAGTTTTTGAATCCCGTCTGCGACCTTTTGGATCCCCTCTTCGATAACCCAAAGCGTGAAATATTCGGTGAGATTATAGATCAACACAAGCCACCAAAGAAGAAGAGGGAACCCGCGCTGAGTACGATGAAGAAGGATCAACTCGTGGAGGAATGTAAGCGTTTGGGTCTCGAAGAGACTGGTAAACTGGCGGATTTGCGGGGTAGAATCAAGGAGGCGAGGTTAAAGAAGGATGTGAGTATTGAAGATATATTTAAAAACTACGAGCAATCTATTACAAAGGATGAAGTTGATTGATGATTTCAATGAGCAGATTGTGAAACATAGAAACTCTCGTATAAAAGATATGTTTGACGAGTTCATACACACCTTGGTGATTCATCACGGGCTACATCGCGACACACTTCTCGAAGATGTCCCCGTGGTGTGTCCAGATACGATGGGTAGGGGTTTAAAGCCTGGATATCTAAACGAGCAGCTCATCGAATTGATTGAAGATGACTTTTCGCGGCACTACAATACCATGCTCGATGAATTCGCAAATACGGTGTCGAGAAAATACAATAAACCAATCGAAGGGCTTTTACAATATGCACCCCGCACCGAGTCAATCATGATCTGTATGGGCACAAAATCCAATGGTAGTAGGTGTGGGTTTATGGGTCTTTATGACGGATACTGTAAACATCACATAGAGCAGTCAAAGAGGGTTAGGCGACGCGTTGCGGTGAGTTCTGATAAACTTCACAAGCACTCGGGTCAGTATGATAAAAACTGTCCGAATTGCCGTAATAAGTTTTCTTTGGGGCTTATAGATTTGAGTAGTATTATTTGTAATGAGTAAGTCTGATATTCTGCTAACATCAATAAACACATTTTACACCAACGAGACGAATAAAACTAAATTACTTCACATACTTGACAAGACGAGTGGTATATCACTTCGAAACTTGGAATGGTTCATTACAAACTACTCGAAAAAAAACAACACCTCCTACACAACCAAAGATGGAAAGTTCTTCACTGTCCACTGTGCGTATAAATCCAGTCTGGATGGATACAGTAAAAAACTATTTGATCCCTTCTGTCGGTCGAAGAAGTTTTCCTATGTAATTCCGGAAACATCTCATGAAATTCAAACAACTTTGGCTCAGTTAAATTTCATCAAATGGTGCATCAAGAATAACATCATCGATTATATCAGTGATAATCGTTCCTCCCTATTTAATAAGCAATTGACATGAACCCACCTTCAAATGTGAATGTCTGATATCCTGTATAGTACATCTGTAAGGAATATGTTTTTGTAGATACATCTACTAAAGAGCCCGGTGATGTATTTAAGTTCACCTCTATATTTGTTTTATCTGACTGTATTTGACTAAAGTCCAAGTTCCCCGATGGTTCCACATTAATCGGATTCATCGAGAAGCTATACGTGTAGATATTTCTATATGGTCTCGCCAATCTATTTTTACTTGGTATCAGATACTTGTAGTAATTGTGATTTGTATTTGAAACATTGGGTAATTTATTTCCATTGATGTAGAAACTCGCACTGTCCATAATGGGGTTATAAAATGTTGTGAGTTGATCATAGTTTACATTTGAGGAAAAGTTGAAACGGTTTTGGAAATAGTAGGTCTCAACGTTAAGTTCATTACCAATTGCGACATTTTCATTCTCGAAATCTGTATTCCTCATAAACCAGTGAATACATTTTACGGGAATATTCGGAACCAGATTGTTTCTTATCGTAGTCTTGTTAAGTTCACTCTCGGTGGTTGGATGTTTTAATACGAGATCCGTTGTAAAGATTTGTTTCACATTCGTTAGGTAATTTCTCTCTTCCGCACTGACTGTAATCTCTTCGGTTATGAGGTCAAATGAAGATATTTCCAAATTTAGGGCTGTGTTTGCGAAGAATGTTTCCTTGTGGAATTCGAGTTCAAATGTAAGTTTTTGTTTGTATGCAGAACACACGGGGAAGTATGGTCTATTTGGTTTGTTTGATGAATATTCATCACTGGAAAATTTCCTTGAAAAGAAAAAATGGAGGGGTACCATGAGTTTTGAACTGTATTGGGCAACAGTGGGATTCTGTGGTGAACTATCATAACCCAAATTTCTATTAACAAGAAATCTATTTGCTACTTTTTCAGACATTTCTAAATACAGTTCATCATATATGATTCCCCAATCATCATGAATCTTTTCTAATTCCAATTCATCAACAAACATAGTCACACTTTTGAGTAAGTGTCTACCCAATTGATCTGCGTAATTTTCACCCGAACCTAGCGCGGGCATCGTGATACTCAACCACATATTGCTCAATAAATCACCCATATTGGTTGGGTTGAATTGAACTTTAATAGTTTCTCCGAACGGCCATCCATCTATTTGTCCTTTATTTACAACTTGATGACTTCTATGATATTTTCGAAACTCTGAGTGTCTTGGTGGGGCTTCGTAATTAAAGAAAGATTCGTCTGGGTCTTTAGAAAGTAGGTAGGTATCCTGCTTTCCGATAGCTTTCAGGGAAATCTTAGCGGCTTCACCCATGCTTACTATTGTTTATATATTTTTAATATCCATTTTCCACATTGTGAGGTGACTCATCTTCATAATACGTTCCAACTCTTCATTTGCCTCTTTCACCTCCTTTAGAAGAGAGGCTACAGACTCCTCTGTGTACTGCACCGTCTTGATGTTGAGGAGATAGTCGTAATTTCCTTCAATTTTCGGGAATGTCTGGGACATTTCGGCCTCGAGGTCCTTTTTCTTCTTCTTGAAGACCACCAGGTCCCCCTCTATGACCATGGAGACAAACTTGGCGCGGTGACCACACATCACAGCTCTCTTCTGTAACACATCTACAAGGTGTGCCTTTCGCTTCTTGTAGTGTTCCAATCGGAGTTCCACAAAGTCCCGGAGAATCTCTTCAGCATTCGCATACTTGTGGATGCCCCGAGTTGGGTGGAAGA